TTCAGCTTGCATAGTTGCAATCTGGTCTTGTAGCTCCTCGATGGCAGAATTTGAATTGTATTCTTGTGTTTCTGCTGGACTCTCGGTGTTCTGAACTATACTATCAGTCTGGTTGACACTAGGTAGCGAAAACAATGGATGATCGTCCCCGAGGAAATCCTTTAACGTGGCCATCAATTTCTCGTCTTGTTGTATCGACTTTACTTTCGCAATATCTGATTCAAGGTTTTTTCGATGTTCTGCGAGTTGCTGGTCACGCTCAGTATATGACTTCTGCCATTTTTCCTTATTAGAGCGATCATCCAAGGCAGCAAGAATCTCTTCTTGACTATATTCCTTGTCACCAAACTTATAACTGTCTGGTACTACTACCTCTTTGGTCTGCATATCATCTGTAGGTTTCTCCGATTCTACAGATTGGCTTGCATCAGCCTCTGATGCACTCGCATTGAGTGCCGGAGCCATTGATAATTCTTCGCCTTTAACTTCATTAAAGCTATCAGCTGGAGTAAATCCTTGTTCCATTAACGCAGCCTTTTCCTCTGCGGATATGTTTGCTGCGGTATTGATATTTTCCATTTTATATTCCTTTTATATTCGTTTGGTTTCCAATATCTATCAAGCCTTTGCTTGCACTTTATCTGGTTCTTCTTCCGCAACTGGGATAGGTTTCTTCTCTGGCAGTACAATTACACCTTTTACACTGCTATCAGTGTCTAAAGTGACTGTTTCAGCCTTTAATTGAGGTGCTATCCTATCCATTAATAATTTCCAAGCATTAGGTTGCCTATCGTCTGTATCGTCCATAGCAGCCGTAAATATCTTGTCTATAACATTAGGAACTGCTGGATGCTTACGTATTGCATCACCCCAGCCAGTTTTTGGTCTTCCGCCTTTTGATTTAGGCTTCTTCAAGACCTATTTGTCCTTGCATTTGTTGGGCCAGCTCTGGATTATTCTGCAAGTTTTCAAGAATAGCTCTAGGGTCGTTACCCATATCTGCCATACCTTGCTGCTCTTGCATAGCTTGAGCTTGTGCCTCTTTTTGCTCTTGTAATTTTCTCAATAGTCTTTCCTTACCGGGTAGCTCCATATGTTCAAGAATGTATTCTTGGTCTGTAAGTGCACCCATCTGAGCTAATTGTAAAATTTTATTTTCTAGGAACTGTCTATTTTCTGGTAACATAGAGCCAGCTTTAGCTCTTACTGCCATTTTACGTTCCTTAAATGCAGCACCAATAACATCTCTCATCTCAGTTACTCCATCTGGGTCCGTAACAGATACCCAGTGAATTTTATTACCAAGGTTTAAAAACATCATTAGCCACATTTGACCTAGTGTTTGTATACCTCTGTCAATCACTCGAGCTTTGTACTCAATCTTAGTTGTTGCTGCTTGTTTCATTATCTGTGCTTGTACACCAGAAGTAACATTGGTATCTCCTCTTCCTTGAGAACTAGGGTTAATACCAGACACCACTTCAAAAGCATCAGTAAGTAAATTATAAAAGTTAAATACATACCCGGGAACACTAGCTGGGTTCTGCATCTGTACGGCTCCGGGTCCTTTCTTTCTAATGATAGAACCGGGCCTATTTGTTATTTGGTCAGTAACTTGAGAAGTCTCATCCACTACCCACATTGGGTTTGATGTAAGAGCAATATTGTCAAGCACTTGGGACGTAATCTGGTCCAATGCTAGATTCAATCCCTTTAATCTTTTTGGCTCTGGTTTACCCCAGAACGAATGAGCACTACCATTGTTTTTTAGAGTAACAAACGGAAAGGGATGCGGTAAGCCATTATCACGATTAAAGAAAGGATATTTATATTCACCATCGTATAGCAACACGTTATTAGCAACGGTTGTCATTAATAGCTTATTGGGGTTCTTGGGGTCCCTCATATAGCATTCAATTAGTAGTGCTCTTGGTTCTAATTCTTTGTAAGCCTCTTGCTGGTCTTCAACAACAAAGTGTCCACCAGTATCAGTTTTTAATTTAGCTTTTTGACTTTGCTTATCATTCGGATCGTACTCTTGATAAAGTTTCATTGCCTCGTAGTCACCAAGCTTACTCTCTGGAGCCACGAAGTGGCCGTTTTCATATTTGTCTCTGATAATATGCAACGGAGTTGGAGCTGCATAAATAACATATTCAGCGTTTTCCATCTTAGTAGCACTTGGATTTACATAGAAAGCATATGGGTCCACAACATCACAATCTGGCATATCGTCCTCATTGCGAAAATGAACCTTTAAAACACCAGTACCGTACACTAAAAAGTCTAATAACCACTCTGGCATTAGGTCTGTCATACCTCTTACGGTCCATAATTCATCTAGGACTCCTTGCATTGTTTCAGCAATCAAACGGTCCTCTTCTGATTGGCCATATGAAATGACATCAATTTTAGGGGGTCTGGTAGAAAGTATTGGAATCATAGTGTCTATTGCACTGGCTATCATATCGATAGTCATTTGATTCTTATATTCTGGCAGCTTAAAGTTACCCCAGTGTTGTCCAGCGTAAAGAGACTCAGCCTCTCGCCAATGTTTCATTGTAGACTGTTTAGACTTTCGAGCTAAGACAAACTTCTTTTGAAGTTCTTTTATCTTTTGCTTAGTAGCCTCATCTGGGTTGTAATTCTTGGTAGCATCTTCAGCTCCAATTGGATAGAGTTCTTCAGCCACTAATAGCCACCGCCACCTTTACCTTTATTTGGTTGTGAGCCTTTCATTCCTTTCATTCCTTTTTTCTTTTTCTTGTTTTTAATCATTTCAAGAAATTTGGCTTTCTTGCTCATCTTTTTATTTCCGTGCATCAATTGACTCCTATTGCATCACTAATCGTTTTACGTATTTTCAATTTTTCTTTTTCATATAGAATGTCTTGAATAGCTACATCTATATCAAATCTCCACATTTTCTCATCTTCGGCAGAGACTTCATCCATACTAATATGGAACTTTTTCCACTTTTCGTCAACGGTATCATAGTAACTAACTTCTAACCAGTCTTCAACTTCTGATGGTAAGCTCATTTGCAGAATCCATTCTTTCTAAACTTTCGAGCTCACGTAATACCCAGCTCTTAGCTGGCAATGGTTTATCTGGTCTACCAATATGAAATAATAGATATCTAGTGGTATCCGCCAAATGGTCTTCCATCTTCGTATCTACGTCCTCTACTCTAAATTTATCGTGACTTAAACTTGGAATAGTTCTGATCCAGTTGTCACAAGTATCAAATATGAAAAGCTTTGGCCGCTTTTTAATTTTTTTCCTAGCAATATCACCATCCCAGTGCAAATACTCACGCATATTATTCCAGCCGTTTATACGGTCATTATTTGCTTTAACTATAGGTATACCTTTCATAAGCATTATATCAGCGATAGAGAGCATACTAGGCAGTTTCTCATCACTTCTATTAGTGTTCTGAGGGTTTCTAATCCACATAGCTGGGTCCCCAATAGTTAGATAAATATCTTCATCACCAGAGTACTCGATTATTCGAGCTATGTGATAGTCTAAATGTTTTTCTTTCTCATAATGTTCTCTGTAAATAAATACATTACCATCATAGTCTACTGCTGCCCAGATACAAGCAAAGTAATTAGTATAGCCGTAGTCAATACATCTGTATCTTCTCCAACCCTCTGGTATTTTAAAAGGTTCTACTACGTGCACATCTCTGTTAAAATCTTTAAAATACTGACCAGCGAAAGTATCCCAACTACCCTCTAGCCAAGCACTCTTTAATTCATCTGGTAATGATTCTAACATATCTAAATATCCGGGGTCTATTTCCATTAGAGTAGGATTGTCATAGATTCGACTAGGTATAAAGATTCTAGTATTCCCACGCTCATCTGTATATGTTTTATTATAGGCATCTTCTACAAAGCGACTTCGTACCCAATGATGACCGGGTCCACCCGGATTAGTTGTACAAAAGATTTGAACCTTTAATTCTGGTATGGTTGTTCGAGCTGAAGAAATAAGTCTAAGATACTTTTCCTCACTATCTAAAAGAGTAAGCTCCTCAATTCCCATTTTTTGATATTCGTGTCCTAGGAATGCAGACCAGCTATTCTCATCAGAAAGGTGACCAGTCCTTATTTTAGCACCACTAGGAAAGCGAAATTCAGCCGGATTACCAACAACCTTAACATCAAGGTATCTCCACATATGTCTAGCGTTATCTATCCAATCTCTTAAATCAGTATAGTTTCTTCTAATAACGAGGCCCCGATATAATGGATTATCGATATAATGAGGTTCGACCATCCAAGCAGTCATAGCAGTAGATTTACCGCCCCCTCTTGCACCACCATAAAGTATTTCTTTCTCTGATCGTTGTAAAGCCTCTGTTTGAGGACCGGGATGGGGTTCAAATACTACATTTTGCATATAACACAATAGTAACACTTTATCCGATACTATGGTAGCTAAAAGTGGTGTTGAAAATCTGAGCGTGTAAAAATGATAGTCAGAGCGTAGCTCTGACACCTAGCCTCGGGGGGTGACCGACACATTATAAATTAGCAAATCAAATTTTTTCTCTGGGAGTTTGTCACATTCTGGTCACAATCTGATAAATTACCCTCAGAGACTCGCAGTCTTACACAGATAACGCAAGGCCATAATCGAAGCAGCACGCACCTTAAATCAGAAAAGTACGGCACTAACTGGTCCTATCTGGACTTACTTTTTAGCTCGGTTAAAAAATTATTTTCAGTCGACAAATCAGTATAATTTATAATTTGTTACGATTGTTGTTGCATTTGTTACAATTGTTACAGTACCTTTCCATAGTTGCTTTTTGAAATTATTGTTTAAGACACGTTAGTCATTCGCCCATTGGGAACGGTTAATCACCAATAAAGAGTAAAACTCTAGCACATAAAAATATGACTAAGGGGCCCGAGCAAGGACCACGGTTTAAGCTCTGTTAAATCTAGTTTACTAGGCATCTTAAGATGAATGAAGGCCACCTTTCAAGATAGACCCAGACACAACACTCAAACCAGTATAACCAACGAATAACGAAAGTATGCAGTATTAACGTGACACTTAAAAATTTATCTTTCTTTCTTACCGCTAGCGGTGGGGCGGATATGGTCCTAGTGTACTTGATTTTAGTCCTAGCGACTTAAAGCCACCGCAAGATTTTTTTAATAATGAAAGGATAATAAAATGATATATGTAGTAGAAACTGAACACCAAGGTATTGTAAACGCTTTTAGTAGTCGCAGATTGCTAATTCACAACCTTAAAAAACTAGTTAAAACTCACAATGTCAGACCTCAAAAAATAGACCAGTTGATTTATGCAGTTGAACACAATTCTATAATCTGGGAAGAGTTCACCATCTGGGAAGATGTTACTACAGACGGTGAATTTGTTGGTATAGATGATACAGTTTACATTAAATCTTTTTATGGTAATGAAAGGTTATTAGACTAAAAAAAAGTCCCAGTCTTTTATGACTGGGCAAGATTTCAAATAATAAAAGAAAGGATAAAATAATGGAGTTATTTATGACCGTTATGTGCGTGTTTAGTGTAGTTGCTTTTGTATCATTTTATACACTTGTAATTGCTGATATAATACGCAATAAAAACGATTATCTCCCTCGATAAAGTAAAAATCCCCACGATCATTTTTGTGGGGTAAAATTTTTTTAATAAAAGAAAGGATAAACAAATGAGTTATGAACGTAAAATAAGTATGCTAGATGAGCAAGAGGTACTAAGTGAAATTCGACATAGGATATCAAAGTACAAATATAGAGTTCGTATTATGGCTACAATCTTACCAGTACTTACTAAGTACCAAGGTAAGAAAGTTACCAAGCATATACAAACGGCAGTTAATAAACATCTGGAAAAAAACACGCCTAAATTTTTAGGTTATGTTAGATGTTATTTAGGCCAGTATAAAGACGAGCTAGTATTCCAATACAATGATATGAAATGTGAACGTACTGGCAAGCCATTACTAGATTATAATAATCAGTTTAGGGTTGCTCTGGGCACTTCTAAATGGAATGAGCCGTGTATGGCTTATGACGATATGAGCAAGCAACGTAACAGTTGGATTGCTAATAAAGAAGTCATTGCTGAAACGCTAGTTGAATATGAAAATACGCTTGCTGATTGTAAGGCAATTGTTCGTAGAAATAATAAAATATACAAACAGTTGCAAGACCTCAGAAGAGATATTGACCGTCAACATTCACGCAACGCATACGCACTTCAATAACCCGCAAGTCCCCAGTTCACCGCATCGAGCTGGGGCAAGATTTATTTAATAAAGAAAGGATAATAAAATGATAAACGTACTTATGTTTTTAGTGAGTTTTGCTTTCAGTTTATGTTGGGTATTCATACCACAAATTACATTGATGGTTGTGTTCTTAGTTTGGACTGGTTGCACTTTCTACGCTATACATTTTAAACGAGGTGTTTTTAATGAGGATTGATTTTATACAGTTTAATAAAGGTTGTTATGTCTTTGCTGAAGATATGCATCCAGAACACGGATTAGTGGGTAGATGTCTGGCCGTTAGTGCAAGCATAGCACAAACTCACCAACTTATTAACCAGTACGCTGATGGGGTTTTTCTAGTCAAATTTGAATGTCATCCAGATTACTTTAAAGATGACTGGGTCAAGTGGGGCCGTAGGCTTGAAAAGCTCTTAGAACATCCGAATCTAGAACTAGTATCTAGCATAAGGAATAGACGGTTGTATAGTTC